TTCCTTTTCTGTTGCATAGTATCCGAGTTTTTCGCTTTGTCGCTTCCCAGTTTCATCGTATCCTAGAGTAATGACAGCAACCCAAGGCTTTTTCCTGGAGCCAGCTTCCTTGTAGACACTTCCAGTTCCATTTCCACGCTTTCTCCGTTTCCCTTTCTTTTTAGTAGTACCTGTACCGCTTTGCTTTTTCCCGCAAAAAAGGCAGTAGACAGAGCCATCCGGTATTTCTTTTTTGCATTTTTGGCACAGCACTATTGATCACGTCCTTTGTATGTTTGCGAGCCATTCCTGTTTTTTTATTCAGGAATGGCTCTTTTTTTTATTATATAGAACTTGAAAAGAAAAATCAGGAAAGCGGAAGGATATTACGAATACAGTAATAATCTTCCATTTTCCTGATTTTATCTGTGTGGTGAGCTAGAATGGGATTGTAGATTTTAACAGAAAGGGGGAGAAGAAGTTGAAAGCTGAGATAATCAAGCCGGAGGTAGCAGCAAAAGAACTCAGGGAAATGGGGATGAGAATTAATGCCCAGAATATCCGGTATGGATTGCGCGAGGGAAAATTTCCTTTTGGTGTAGCCATCAACATGGGGAAGCAGTGGGAGTACCTGATTTATCGAAAATTGTTTGATGAATTTAAGGAACTTGTCTCAAATTAGCAGACGTTTGTGATTTCCCAAATACAGTATATCAATAATTACATAGCCTTTTGATATGATGACACCGATTTTAGCAGTTTGTTTCTTAGGATATGGTGGAGGATTTTTAAGGGTAAATAGGAGGTATCTTCCATGTGCAGCAAAGAAGAGTTGATAAAGCGACTTATTCAGGAGGCATCTGTCCTCACGGATGAAGAAGTAGCGGAGGTGCTGGAATACGCCAAGAGGGAGTTTGAGGCAGTGGTAGAGGATGGAGAGAAAACGCAAAAGAAAGACCCGGCAGAGTAATCTGCCGGGCTTTCTTCTTAAAAATTAGTTTTCTTTAGTTAGTTTAAAATATAGAATCCTTGTTAACTTGTTACAGTGTTCTAATATAGTTGTATCATTGACTTTAACTGCACTAGAAGAGTCATTATGTCCTAACAGGTTTCTGAAATATGTGATGTCATCTTCATCATATAATTTTCCGGGTTTTCGTGTTTGATGAAATCCAATCTGTTCGGTTGGATGCTGAGGATTATAGACATTTTTAATATAATCAGTAACATCTGTTTGCAGATGTTTTTTAGGGTTACTAGCAGGGACATGAGAAAGTAGAATTTCATACAGCATTAGATATCGAGTAACAATATTATCTATTGTCATAGTATGATACAACAGCATATAATCATCCTCTTTATCTGGTGAAAGAAATTTGCTATCAAATAAATTTTTAAAGTTTCAATTTTATACTGCATAGACACAGTAACTTCTGTAGAAAACCCTATAGATTCTTCGATTGTTAGAGAATTTGTATTAGATGGAAAAGGAAGAGACCTGCCAGAACACTGAGTTTTAAAATTGCAAAGTGTTGGTTGAAAGTTACCATATAGATTAACAAGAAATTTTTTTATTTTTGTATGGACTAGTTCAATAATATTAGCACTGTCAGCATTTTTATTTTTGAGTATACAACGGATATT